GGGCTCTTGCCCCTCCTCGTGACCTTTCGGTCGCTTGGCAGTAGATAACTAGTCTACTGTTGCGCCAGTCGAAGACTGGATCTCTCTCCTGCCTATGGCAGGTCGTACCCCCCGGTTTGGGGAGGATCTTTAACCTGTTAATTATCGGAGGCTTTATGGGCTATCAAAGTTTTTCTCGTCCTGGGCGTGCAACGTCCACGACGATTGCTTTTGTAGCCGACAAAGGCCCCACCCCCATACTTAATCCAGAAACTGGTGCGGTAGAAGGGTGGAACTCTGGGTACGGTCATATGGAAACTACTTCATCTGACCGGGCGTTTAACCCGATTGTTGGCTATAGGCTGTCTAACAACAGCCCTGGCTTTCATTCGCCTAATCGCCCTTTTCTGCTGAAGTCCAACTCTTTCGACTACTCTAAACAAGAGTCGAGGGCTCAGGGCTTCTCGCAGACTTTTTGTATCCCTACCTCCGTTACTAACGGCCCCGGTACTGCTGGTTTCGAGTCTTCTCAGACTTGGGACACCAATACCTTCAAATGGGGCTTCGTTATTGATCCGACCGCAGATTGGCTCAGCCAACTGCGGGATAAAGCTACCCGTAATCTGCTTCAGAATCTGCGAGATTCTTCGTTTAACGCGGCTCAGGCCGTCGCTGAACGAAAGCAGACCGCTGATCTCATTGCGAATACTGCCACGAAAGTGGCTTCTTCGCTTCGAAATCTCAGGAAAGGTAACTTTGCTAAAGCGGCGCGTGACTTAGGCGTGGTGCCTAAGAAACGTGCTGGTCGTCGCTATAACTCGCAGTTTGCGACTGATCAGGCGAAAGCCATCGGTAACGCATGGCTCGAGCTTCAGTACGGCTGGAAACCGTTGCTTTCTGACGTCTATGGTAGTATGGAAACTCTCGCTAAGGCTAATAACCCTCGCGGGAATCCTAATACCATTTTCGCCAAAGCAACCGGCCGTGCCTCACGCTCGGAAGCAAAGTCCAATCGTATCGAGCGTAAGCCCGGCACTGGTTGGACTGGGTCGGATCTTACCGTTCAAGAGGGTAACTTTACTGTTATCGTCAAGACCGGTGTGACCTACTCCGTTTCTTCGCCCGTCCTTGCTAGCTTGTCTAAGGTCGGTATAACTAACCCTGCCTTGCTAGCTTGGGAACTTCTTCCGTATTCCTTCGTTGTTGACTGGTTCTTGCCAATCGGGAATTACCTCGAGTCGCTTGATGCCACTAATGGCCTCAGCTTCTACGATGGTTATATTTCCGTACTGGTTAAGAAGAAGTTTTCTACGAACACGAATACGTCACTCCATCAAAGTAACGGTTATAAGCATGTGTACCGTAATGATTCGGAAGAGCGGACTGAGATTAAGTTCACGCGGACGGCCTTAGGTGGCTTCCCGCTTGCGCCTACTCCTCAGTTCAAAAATCCTCTTTCGACCTCACACGTTGCATCTGCTATGGCGTTACTCCTCCAACTTAAGAGGTAAACAATATGAGCGCAATCGCTAATATCGTGATTAACGACGGTCAAGCGACCCCCGTTAGCCACACCTTCGCCCCAGTCACCATTGACGCCCAAGGCGTCGCTAAGTGGGCAGACCGTTCCGGCGGCATTTCTGTCGGTTTTCCCGGTCTGTCGTACAGCTTGAAGAGCCCTTCGGGCAACTCCAAGTCGTACAAGATGACGGCGAAAGTTACTCTCCCTGTTCTCGAACAGACTTCGCCCTCCACCAGCACCGGTATTCAGCCGGCGCCGACGGTGGCGTATAATCTGATCGCGAACGTCGAACTGGTGTTGCCAGAACGTTCCACGCTGCAGGACCGCAAGAATTTGCTGGCCTACCTGCGTAACTACCTGGCCAACGCTACCGTTATCACGGCTGGCGCTGAAAACTACGAGACCGTTTACTAAGTAAACCCTCGTAGCAACCCCCTTCGATATGGAGAACCCTTATGGCGTCTAAGACCCAAAAGGTTGCGCTACTTGAAGTAGCGCATAGCTTTCGCGTCCCACATCAGACAACTGGTGATGCAATCTATCAATTTCTTTCGTCCCTCAATACCCCAAGGGCGCTGACTGTATGGCTCCTGTATTCTTCAGGAGAGCACGATCAGCTTACTGCCCTTGATATTGATACGAAGTGGTATCTAAATGGGTATCGCTTCCGACTCGACTACACGGCCACTAACTTCCTGGCAAAAGCGTCTTTTCTTAAGACGTCCTTCAACAGGCAGAAAGTTGCTTATGACAAGTTCGATAAATTTGAGCTTGCCTGTAGTCGAACTAACTGGAGATTCCGTAACATTTCGTTGGACCCGCAAAACACGGGTTCCAACGTTTGGCTGCTTAATGCTACCAAGCGTAAAATCGCAATGATTCTCGGAGACTTCAGTGGTGACGAATTTGTTGATGATGCGAATTGGGGTCCCGGTGTTTCAACTCTGTTGTCTGGAGCTGAAGTATCGGGTTACAACAAGTTCCGTGATGAACACGGAATAACGCGAGAATTGTACTCCCTGGTTCGCGACTGGTTTCCAGTCGCTTACCCTTCCTGGGCTGACCATCTATCCCGTTCTTACGGAGAGTCGTGGGCAGCCTTTGAAGTCGGGAACAAAATTGTCACTGTTCCGAAGAATTCGAAGACTGATCGAGTGATTGCCATCGAACCAGGGTTAAACCTCTGGTTTCAGAAAGCAGTCGGCTCTATGATCCGTCGTCGTCTTCGACGGTTTGGAATTGATCTTAACGATCAATCGAGGAATCAGACCTTAGCTAGGGCGGCGTCCATTGACGCTCGACTAGCGACCGTCGATTTCTCGTCGGCGAGCGATAGTATCTCGCTCGAAGTCGTTCGAGAGTTGCTACCACCACGGTGGTTTCTCTTACTCGACTCACTCCGATCCAAAGTCGGTCGTAAGCCAGATGGCTCAATTGTAAAATGGAATAAATTCTCCTCTATGGGGAATGGGTTCACATTTGAACTTGAGTCACTGATATTCTACGCTGCCGCTCTTGCGGTTCGTGAGTATCTCGATGAGGATGGCGAAATCTCAGTGTTCGGAGATGACGTCATACTCCCGACTGGCTGTTACGAATTGTTCTCGTCCTTTAGTGATTTCCTCGGCTTTACCGTCAATCAAGAGAAGAGTTTCTCTTCTGGCGAATTTCGGGAAAGCTGCGGCTCTCACTATTGGAACGGCATCGACTGCAAACCGGTCTTTCTTAAAGAAAGGCTGACCAATGTTGAGACAGTTTATAGTTTGGCTAACGGTATCCGGCTGCTGGCTCATCGCTACGGTTTTAATCGTAGTTGTGATGCTAGCTTCCTTAACTGTTGGCTCAACCTTCGTGATCGGATTCCAGAGTCTTTACGATTCATGGTCCCGCTCACGGCTGGCGATACAGGATTCATCTCAAACTTCGATGAATCCTGTCCGTCGAGAGCTCGTAATGGCATCGAAGGATACTATTACCGAGCCCTCGCCTCAATCGGGAAAACCCGACGAGGAGATGGTCAAGGATTAATCCTTGCTCAGCTCCGTCGCTTAGGTCACGAGTCCCCTGAATATCAGGCTCCTCGCGGCTTGTCGATGCAGATTCGGACCATAAGGTCCCTATCGGAACACCGACCAATTGGAAGAACGACCTTACTCCGACGTCTTATGGACGTCGGTCGACCCGATCTCTTATCGTCTAACGAGAGTTATACGCTTCGAGGTCGGACTAGACGTAAGATTGTTCGTCCTCTTGTTGCACAGTGGTACAACCTCGGTGAGTGGGTTTAGCTAGCCCATTGAGTCCTTAGGACCTCACCTTGTTTCAGGATTTCATAGTTAGATTAAACTATGTGGTGCCC